TTACGCCTGATCTTCTGAATAGATGCCGGCCGAAATGGTGGAACTGCCCACGATCAGCTCGCCGTACAGCAGCGGCACGGGATTACCCTGTGCCGTCGTGTTGACCGGGCCGTTGAAGTTGTACGACGCGCCGTTGTTGGGCCCGTCCTTGGCGCTCAACGCCCGCTGCTGGGGGCTCAGCATCTGCACCAGGCCTCCCAGGGCCATGGCCATGCCCATCGACGCCATGGCGCCCGAGAGCGTCATGGAGCCCCAGGCGATGGCGTTCAACCCGGGAATGAAGGACGCGACGATCAACGCCACCCCCACCACCACCTGCATCAGGCCGCCACGCTTGGCGCCCGTCGGCATGGGCGCGATGCGGATGTCTTCGTTTCCCGCCGGCCGCGCAAGCTCGTCTTCACCCAGGTTGCGCCGGCCGAGGAAGCAGGCGTAGCGCACCCCCTTCGATTCGCTGTCGAGCAGGCGGTTTTCAAAACCGGGCAGCAAGACGCACAACGCACGGATCGCCTCGGAAGTGCTGGACACGGCCAGCCGGTGCAACCGGCCGAATTCCGCGCCCAGCCTGCCGTAAAGGCGGATGGTTGTCAGTTGTTGGGTCATGGTCTGCTCTCGCTAGGCGGCCGGCAGCGGTTCGGCGCCGCTGTCCGCAGTCTTCGGAAAGCGTTGCTTGACGTGGTTGCATTGCGCCACCCACTGCGCCACTTCGTCGGGCAAGACCTGGCCCGACGTTTGCAGGTGCTGGGCGAACTTCATGATCGCGTCCAGCTGGTCGCCGATGGCGGGGTAGGCGCGTGCGCGCAGCGGCGCATACGGTTCATAGTGCCGGATTTTCAACGGTGAACTCCTTGTTCAGATAGGGCCAGGCCTCGATCGAGACCTGAAAGATTCCGGGGTGGGAAAACTCCAGCTCCACCACGGGTTCCGCGTACGGGTAGTCGACATCGCCAATCCTGATGATGCAGGGAACGGGAAGTCCGGAAAGCGTTCGTCCTGCCAACGTTGCCGGCAATTCTGGACGTGGTACGAGCGCCCCTTCCAGCACGTATTGCCGATCCGGATCACCCTCACCAACGACAAAAGGATTCCCGGTGACCAGAGCGGTTGCCTCGACGCTCTCGCGGGGCCCGCTCATGACACCGACGATTTGGCCACTCGCGTCATAAAACGTTGCGGTATACATGCTCATTACCTCTTCACCATCAAGGCGACGACCCGAACGGTCGCACCGTTGTTTCCTGAACCCGCCGAATCAACGACAATCCTGGTATTGCCGACGATCGCAGAACCCACCGCCATGGCAGTCAGCGGCATGCTGGTATAGACCCACGGCATCGTGCCTTCGCCGCTTCCACTCTGCCAGGCCGAATGGCTGCCCGCCGCCCGCTCCATCAATTCATCATTGACGTAGATGCGCAAGTCTGTCGCTTGACCGTCGTAGCCCGATCTGTACGCGATAACCACCACGGGTCCCGCCACGTTGCTGTTGACGACAACCGTCGCGGATCCCTTTGCGGTCATGGATACCGGTATCGTCACCGCATTACCGGCGATGGCCAGCGTATCCACCTGCGCGTCGATGATGTGCGCGCGCTTGATGTAGGCCTGACCGATATTGGCCACCTTGGCGTTGAACGACCCGGTATCGATCCGATCCGCGCTCATGAACCCCGCATTGATCTTGTGGGCCTCCAGGCTATGGATCATTGCGTTGGTGATGCGACCCGTACCAATCACGGCATCATTGATGAAGGTCTGCCCTCCCTGGATCACGAAGGGCGTGGTGGTCTGGCCGTTCGCCAGGTTCAACAGCGCCAACCGGTCCGCCAGGAAATACACCGAACTCTGCACCGTGCCGTCGGGTTGGGCGTAGGCGCCCATCGACATGCCGGCAGCGTAGATATCGCCGCCCTGCGTGATCTGGGCGCGGATGCTGTAGGTGGCCTTCAGTTGGCCGTCCACGCCGACCAACGCGGAGCGGGTCTCCTGCACCCCGGCAGCCGCCCCATTGGCGGTCGCCATCACCGTGTCCACCCGCGAGGACAGCGCGCCATCCTCATCGGCGCGCTTGATTTCCTCGGCCGTGATCGCCGCCCGGGTTTCATCCAGGCCGTCGGTCAGGCCGTCGATGGTGCCGACCAGTTCCTTGGCCAATTCATCGCGGCTGATCTGGCCGTTCAGGTACTCCAGGATCTCGCTGGCCTGCCAGCTGGCCTCGCCCATCACGCCCTGCTCGCCCGGATACCAGGCGCCGATCTCGCCGTTCAGCGCAACGATGCGCCCCCAGAAGTAGAAGCGCTTGCCGGCCGACAGCCCCATCAAGGTGTGGGCGCTTTGCGGGAAGGCATAGTCGCCCAGCTTGATGGCGCTGGCGCGATCGTTGGACGCGCTGTACCAGATCTCGGTGCGCTGCGCCGTGAAGCGCCCTTCCGGAAAGGCCCAGCGCAGGTCGATGCCGAACACCAGCGATTTAGCAGCCAGCAACGCCAGCGCAGGCGGCGGCGCAATGTCGCCTTCCAGCTGCGTCTCGGTGGAATTGACCCAGACCGACGAGACGTCCGCCACGTTGATGGCGCGGATGCGCGCAATGTAGCCGCCGGCGCGGATGTCCGGCAGTTCCAGCGTCAACGCGCCGGTGCGGCCCGCTTCGACCCAATCGGACCGGTCGCGCCGCCATTGCACCTGGTAGGCCACGGCCGACGGCGCCGCATCCCAGCTGATCACGCCGACGTGGCGCGCCATGCCCTGGTCGATCACCGAACGCGAGGCCAGGCGGATGTTCGTCGGCGCGGGCTGCACCGACGGCGGCACCACCGTGATGGGCTTGGGATCCAGGCGGGTGCCGAAGTCCACGTTGTCGAACTTGCCGGGCTCGTGCTGCACGGCCGAAATTTCGGCCAACAGGCCTTCCTTGCGCTTCACGCTGAGCACGCGGAAGGTCTGGGCCGACAGCACTTCGGATTCCAGCGTCCAGACGCAATCCGCTTCCGGTGCCTGGGAGAACGGCGTGGCGACGGTGATGTGCAGCACCGTGCCAGGCAGGCCTACCAGGTCGGCCGTCAACTCAGTGGAATCCACCGTGAAGACGGTGTTGTCCGCCGTCAGGCCGGTGCCCACCGCCTTGGCGACCACGCGGGTTTCGGACAGGCCGTTGGGCAGGTTGACCGTCAGGCGGTCGCCCGGGCGCACGCCCAGTTCGGCATCCACCGTGATCTTGCTGGCGCTGCCTTCGTGAATGCGGCCGCCGATGCGGCGGCCGGCCAGGTGCTGGTCTGCGACGCGGATGACGCTGCCCGGCCGCACGCGGCAGGCGTCCAGGCCCACCGAGAACGTCACCGAACGGGTTTCCATGTTGGACGTCAGCAGCATCCACTTGCCGATGCGATGCGCCTGGCCACGCGAGGTGCAGCCAAAGCCCGTCACCTCGATCTGCTGAATGCCGTAGCGCGCGATGCCTTCGCGGTTCTCGACGTATTCGACCTTCTGGCGGCCCATTTCGGACATGTCGTTCCAGGACACCAGTGCCACGGTGTAGCGAGTGGTCAGTGCGGACCCGACGTAGTTGAATTTGCCTTCGACCACGTTGGCCGACGAGAACGTATAGACCGGATCGCCCGGCATGTCGGCCGACGCAAACACCGCGGCGTTCGCCCAGTACGCCATGCCGCGAAAGATCGACGCGAAGTCCTGCACCACGCGGTAGGCATCCGCCGCCTGCTGCAGATAGACGTTGCAGGTGAAGCGCGGTTCCTTGCCGCCAAAGCCGTCGTCGACCATCTCGTCGCAATAGCGGCCGATCTGGTACAGGCCCCACTTGTCCAGCCAGCCGGCGGGCACGCGGGTGCCCAGGCCATAGCGGTCGTTGCTGATCAGGTCGTAGAACACCCAGGCCGGGTTGTTGGTCCAGGCCAGCTTGAAGGTACCGTCCCATACGCCGTCGTAGCTGCGCAGGTCCGTGTGGTAGTTGGATGGCACCCGGATGATGCGGCCACGCACGTGGTAGGCGCGGGTCGGAATGCTCTGGAACTGCGACGCATCGATCTTGATGCCCACCACGGCCGACATCGGATAGCGCAGCTTGGCATCGATGATCTCGGTCACCGTATCCACCACCGTGCGGTCGGAAATGGTGTTGCTGTTGGCGTTGGGCGTAATGCGGCGCACGCGGATGTTCCAGCCCTGGCGTGCGCGCGGCAGGTCGATGCGGTGCGAGCGGGTATAGCGCTGCGTGGTCTTGCCGTCGAACGCGGTGGACAGCACCACCTGGTAGCCGGCGCCGTCGGTGTTCACCTCGATCAGGTATTCAACGCGATAGCCGTTGATGTCGCCGTTCTTGGTGTCCGCCTGGCTCAGGCCTTCGACGGCCAGCGTGATGCGCACGGCGGACGCCTGCAGATTGGTGAACAGGCGGTTCCACGGCTGGCCGGACTTCAGCTCGGCATTGATGCCGATGGTGCTTTCCGACGCGGGAAAGCCGGGCAGCGGGTCCTGCCACTGCGTGCCCGTGCGAAAGTCGATGGACGCGCCGGTGAAGTTCAGCGAGCCGTCTTCGTTGGCCACGGGCGTGCCGTTCAGGTAGACGTCGCGCAAGGCGTTGTCCAGCCCGTGCACGGGGCCGTAGATCTCGCCCTCGCCCAGCAGGTCGATGACCCGCGCATAGGCGGTGCTGTGCAGGCTGTCCGGCGATTCCACCGGAGCGCGCCCGCCGCCGCCGCCCTTGCCCTTGTGGCCGATAAGCTCCTGGCTGCCGGCCGCCCGCTTGCCGCCAAAAGCAAAGGCGCCCGCGGGCGCCTTGTTCCTGATGCGATGTCGTTGTTTCATACGTGGTCTTCCGAATAGATGCCTGCGGAGATCGTGGCGCTGCCGACGAACATTTCCCCGTACAGCAGCGGCACGGGGTTACCCTGCGCCGTGGTGTTCACGGGGCCATTGAAGTTGTAGGACGCGCCGTTTTCCGGGCCGTCCTTGGCGCTTAGCATGCGTTGCTGCGGCGACAGCATCTGGGCGACGCCGCCCAGCATCATCGACAGGCCCAGCGTCGCCGTGGCCTGCACCATGCCCCCAGCCTGGAAGGCCGCCGCCAAGCCGCCGCTGTACCACGCCGCTGCCGCAATCAGCACAGCGCCCAGCACGGTCTGGAACAAGCCGCCGTTCTTGGCACCTGCCATCACCGGCGCAATGCGGATGGCGTCGCCGCCCACCGGATACGCCAGCTCGTCTTCCGACAGGTTGCGCCGGCCGGCAAAGCAGGCAAAGCGCACGCCACGCGCGTCGCTATGCGCCAGCGCTTTCTCGAAACCGGGCAACAGCGCACACAGCGCCCGTACGGCTTCGGCCGGGCTGGCCACCGCCAGCCGGTGTTCGCGGCCAAAGCGCGCGCCCAGCCAGCCGTACAACCGCACCAACCGTAGTTTCTCGTTCATGCCGTTCCCCTGTGACGCAACACGACGCGCGTCGCCTCGCGCCAGAAGCCGCCGTACACCACCCGTTCGGAATCGCGTCCGTACAGGTGGTGCAGCATGGCATCCGGCAACGGAAACAGGCCCGGCGCTTCGGCCAGCGGTTCGGCGCCAAGGAAGACGCCCGCATGGTTGGCCCGGTCGGAGCGCACCTGCATGATCACCACGTCGCCGGGCGCCAGGGTTTCATCCGACGCCAGCGGCCGAAAGCCCGCTTCGGCGTAGTGGTCCATGTACAGATCGCCCGCCCGGCCGGGTTCCCACCAGCCGTCCTCGCGCGCAAAGTCGCGCAGGCGAATGCCGCGTTCCCGCGCGTACCAGTCGCGTACCAGCGAATAGCAGTCCAGCACGCCATGGGCGAATTGACGGCCCAGCAGCGGCGCCTGAAAGCCCTCGGGCGTGAAGCCGCGGATTTCCGCCGCGCTGACCTTGCCGTCCAGGCTTTTTTCCACCGCCACGATGTACCAGGGCAGGCCGGAGGCCTCGCAGGCCACCCGATCGGCTTCGCTGGGCACCGCCGCGGCATCCGGATGCGAATGCACCACGGCCGCGATCTTGCCGGTTTCCTCGGCCGCCGCGTAGTCTTCGGCCGACATGACGAAATGTTCTTCGCTGGCGGCCGTATTGCGGCACGGCACATACCATTCGCGGCGGCCGGCCTTGACCACCAGCCCGCAGCATTCCTGCGGATACGTCGCCACGCCATGGTCGCGGATGGCCTGCATCGTGCTCTTGCGCATGCTTATCCCCTGACCAGGTCGGCGGACGGAAAGCCGCCGAAGTTGATGATTTCGTATTCGCCAAAGCGCTTCTTGCAATCCGACATCAGGCCCGAACAGCGGTCCAGCGTCGGATCGTTGACGGGCTTGCCGTCCAGGTCGAACATCCGGCTACCCGTGTAGCCGCAATACGGGCCGCGATAGCCGCCCTTGCGCAACCACGAGCACACGCCTGCAATGATCGGCCGGTCGGGCAGCTTCTGGCCGTTGAAGTCCAGCGCGCTGGAGAGCGAGAATTCCACCACCTGGGCGGTTTCCGCGGTCTTTTGCTGCACGATCCACACCTCGGGCGGCAGCTCTTCCTGCGGGTCCGCCGTCGGGTTGCCTTCCGGGAAGTTGGCCGCATCCAGGTACTTGCCCAGCGTGCGACGCACCACCACCCGCGCACCCACCAGATCGTCCAGGTGGATGCACAGCGCCGAGATCACTCCGGCCAGCGGGTTGCCCTTTTCGTCCTGGCCGATGTTGCCCACGCGCAGGGTGGGCGACGGCTGCTGGCCCTCACCCACCTGCTCGAAGCCTTCGGCCTGGATGGCCCAGGGGTCGTACTGCTTTCCTTGCCAGTAGATCGGGCCCGTCTGCGCATAGCCATGAAAGCGCTGCACGACGCCACCGATCTCGCTGGCGTCCAGCTCGAACAGTTCGACCAGGGCGCCAGGTTCCAGCTTTTGTACATCTGCGTTGATAGTCATTCTTCAAATCTCCTTCCGTGTTGCGGAAATGGCCTGACGCCTTACCAATAGAACTTGGCAAAGCCGCCTGCGCCGGCCCCGCCCGCGCCGCCACCGGCTTGTGCCCCCGCCGGGGTCGTGCCACCGCCGCCGCCAGCGCCGTGGCCATAGGCGGGCATGCCCGCCATGAGTTCAAAGCGGTTGGCGCGCGCGCCGCCTCCGCCGCCGAACGGGCCGCTGGCCCCCGCACCAGAGGTCACCCACGAGGCCACGCTGGTCACGTCACCCGCGGTTGCATCCCCGCCTACGGGATAGCCGGCTCCGCCCAGCGCGGGGCCGCCCGCGGAGCCTCCCTGACCGCCTTGGCCCGGATCCAGTGTCACCACCGTATTGCCGTTGACCTTCACCGTGGTCGGGCCGCCCGGCAAGCCGCCTCCCCCCGCGCCCGATACACCGCCGCCAGTGCCCCCCGCACCACCCGCGCCGATGGAGACCGTGACGGTGGAACCAACCGGTGCGGAGATCGTCCAGCCCAACACGGGCAAGCCCGCGCCGCCTCCGGCGCCGTTCAGCCGCACGCCCGTGCCGACGTACCCCGACCCGCCGCCGCCGCCCCCGCCGCCCGCACAACCATCCAGGTACACCGTCGGCGCCGGCATGGCGAAGGTGTAGGTGCCGGGCTGCCGATACACCAGCGCTCGAACGCCGTTCTTGATCGCATCCAGCTGATCGCGCGTCACCATGTCGACCCGGGCATAGGCCGTGCCGTTCCAGCGATGCCAACCCACGCCGTCGACATACACGTCACCCGCATCCTGGCGCGGCAACTGCGATACCGCCGACACCGCTCCCAGTGCCAGCCAGCGGCTCCATTGGCCTGTGGACGGGTCTCCGCTGCGGACATAACGTGCATTGCGCAAGGAAGTGTCCTGCTCATGCACCTCTGCCGTCTGCATGACGACGGCAGCAGATATGCGCAAACTCCACAGAGCGCCCGGACGATTCGCCGGGTGTGGGGGAAAGTGCGTGCCGCCCGCCATGGTGGCCGCGGCGTCCCAGGTGTAGCAGGTCGGGCCTGCATGCAGGGCATCAAGATCCACCCCGGGGCCCGTCAAGGCCACGCGGTCGACCTTGCGGTCCAGGGCCGCCTGTACCTGCCCGACGCCGGCCAATTCCGCCCAGGGCCCCCACGTACCCAGGTAGCGCGTGCGCAGGAATTCGCGCGGCTGCTCCAGCGTATAGACGCGATAGCGCTGGTACACGAAATCACCCTGCGTCGAGACGTCGCGGCTCCAGGGCGTGGCGGCCACCGCCAGATGCCCGGCCAACGGTACGGGATAGTTGTGCCCCGCAGCGGCCGCCTCGTTATTCAACTGGAAGTAGTCGCCTGGCACGTCCAGGGAATTCAGGTCCGTCTCAGGCGGCATCAGGAGGGTGCCGTAGAGCGGGGGGACCTGAGATTCGGGTATGGTGGCGCCGGCCCCGAGCGTAGCGACGCCATGCGGGATGCCCTTCTGCGCCAAGGGCACCGCCATGTCCGCCGTGGTCTGCGCGGCGGCGGCGGCCAGGCCGGCCGTGGTTGCCGTCGTCTGTGCACGCGTTGCCGCCGTCACGGCCGAGTCCGCAGTGGCCTGCGCCGTCGCGGCGTCCGCGCCCGCTCGATCAGCCTGGTGCTGCGCCTGCGCGGCGGCAGACGCGGCGCCGTCCGCGGTCGACTGGGCCTTGATGGCAGCCGTGTGTGCGACGACGGCTGCCGCCTGTGCCGCATCCACGCCGGTCTTCAGCTTTCTGTCGTTGGCGTTCACCTTGGCGAACGCGTCACGATTTGGGTCGCCCTGCCGGTCGTTGGGCATGGCGCCGATGTTGATGAGGTCAAGATTTTCCATAGTGCCTTCCGTGTTTGTCCGGTCAGGGCCGGCGCTGGCGATCAAGGGATCGCCGTCTGTTCCAACGTGACCGCGACGGTGTACATGTCAGCGCCCATCGGCTGCACTGACAGGGACCGCGCCTTGTAGCGGCCTTCCTCGCCCAGCGGCGGCGTCCACGCGAAAGATCTGCCACCGGCATGCCGGTTGATGAAGTCAAGGATGGGCCGCACGTAGGTCTCGTTGCCCACGAACTGCAGCGGCCACGACTGCGACACGGTATGAATGCCGTCCGCCACTTCCTGCTCGTAGCCATCGCCGAACTGCACCCGCAGGGTGCGGTCCTTGAACGTGCCGACGGGGTTGGGCCGCGGCGACCAAGTGAAGGTTTCGATTGCCATGCTCATGCCCCTGCTAAACGGTTGTTGCTGGCCTGCCATGCGAGGCCGCCCTGGCGGTACGACTGCGTCATGCGGCGGTCGACCAATTGGTTGACGTATTCGCCGATCTGCTGGCCGAACTGCTTCCAGCCGCCTTCGCCCGACTCGGTCTCGGAATTCACGTTGCCGTCCTGCACATAGACGTTGACGGATACGCCGCCGCCCATCTGGCCGGTGTCCCCCGCTACGTTCGGGAAGGCCGCACGGATGCCCAGCGAGCCGTCAGCGCCGCGATGCAGCGGCATGATGGCCTCGGGGCCGGCTTCGCCCATGACGCCCATGGGGAAGGCCACGGGGCTGGTGACCATGCCGTTGGTGAAGGCGTTGCCTTTGGCGTTCATGGAGATTGGAAATGCCTGCGCCACTCCGGAGGCCGCACTCGCACCGGCGCTGGCGCCCCCGCCAAACAGGCCGGATATCCACGAGCCTGCTGCACCGATCCAGCCGCCCAATCCGCCCCCGTTCTTACCTGACATGAAGTCACCGCCCAGCAGGGTTTCCATCAGCTTGGCCGAGGCAGCCGAGGTCGCCATCTTGGCCACGTTGTTCAGGAACGAGAGCCCCATCTTGTCGAACTTGTCGGCGACAAAGTCGTACATCTTCGTGCCCAGCACGTCCTGAATTTTTCCCGCTCCGTCGCGCGCGGATTCGACGAGCTTTCCGTTCAGCTTGGACATGAAGTCTTCGTCGGGCTTTTTCTCCTCCAGGCCCTTCAACGACTGTGTGTACTGACCTTCCGTAATTTCGCCTGTGTTGCGCGCCTCTTCCAGCCAGTCACGCTTTTGCATGATCTGTGCGTCTTTCGCCGGGTCCTTTCCGGTAATCCCGTTGATGTATGCCTGTCGATCCTTGCCTTGCTGCTGCTGATCCAGTTCCCTGGCACGCCAAAGCAGCTCTTCCCGAGTCTTCTCGTCCTCCCCCGCGAACTTGCCGGAGCGAGTTTCATACTGCATCTTTCCTTCTTCGGTCTTTATGCCAAACAACTGCCAGGTCCGATCAAGATCTGCCAGTGTCTGCTCGACCGCAGCGGATCGACGCGTCTGTGCGCGCGCCTCTTCGTTCAGTCCTTTCGATACTTTGTCGCGCTCGGCGACAGACTTCTGCTGCACCGTCGTGTCGGCTTTCGCCGTCGCGGTCGACTGCGCCACGCTCTTGGAATACGCGTTGCAGGCGGCCGTCATGTTCTTATAGGCGGCCGTCTGCAGGTTGGTCGCGTTGACCAGCCGTGCCAGGTCGCTGGCGGAAAGCCCGCCGGAATTGCTTGTTGCCATGGTTTGCCTCTTTCAATGCGTCGCCTCCGGCCCGCTTGCGCGGGCCGGACACGTCGTCAAGACCCCTTCTTGACCTTCGACAGCAGGAACGCCTTCAACGCGTCCGCGCCGGCCTCGGCCGGTGGTTCCGCGTCGTCGGCGCCCCAGCGCACCAGCATGTCGGTGGCGCGCACCTTGGCGCCGGCAGCCTGCGCCACCGTGGCGGCCAGGCTGGCGGCGAGCAGGTCGGCCCGTTCGTCGCCCAGGGGAGACGTGCGGTCCAGTTCGCGCCACAGCGACAGTTCATGGGTGTCGATGGTCTGCATCAACTCGCCCAGCGTGCGCCCCAGCCGAAGCGCCAGGACCATCAGGAAACGGAGGTCTGGCGTTTCCTGGAGGGCTTTTTTGCGCGCTCTTGCGCCCCCTCCCCGAGGTTGCCCAGTTCGATCGCCTTGGCCACCAGCGTGGCGTGCGCCAGCCCGTAGGCCGCCGCGACGATATCCACGTCTTCGTCGCGAAAGACACGCTGCGGACCATTGGCGGTCTGCTCGAACAGCGTGCGCACCAGCAGGCTGGCCGAGGCGCGGGTGTAATCCACGCCCGGCGCATCCAGCTTGGCGCGCACGGTGTCGTTGTCTTCGCCCGCCACCACGCCCGCAGCCGCCCAGATGGCGCGGATGTGGAACAGGTGGTCGCCGGCGCTGGGCGCACGCACGATGACGCGCGCGTCCTGCCATTGCGGCACCGTGACGGCTTCGTGATGAAAGCCGGCCAGGGGGTCAGCGGCCAGGCCGCGCAGGCCCGGGCCGCGGCCCAGGGCATTGATCGACGTGTCCGTCATGGCGCTCAGCCCCCGTTGGCGGGTGCGTCGGTCAGCTTGACGGCGCCGGTGACGCGCACGTTGAACGTGGCGGACACGACGTTGTCCAGCTGGCCTTGCCACTGGTACTGCGTGACCAGGCCCAGGAACTCGAACTTGGCGCCGTCGGCGAAGGTCACGCGGAACGCGCGGGTCTTCTTGTCGCTGCGCGCGGCCACCAGCGCCTTCTGGGCGGGGTCGCCGGCCTTCCAGTTGCCGGCCATGCTGAAGGTGCCGCTGTCGTCCAGGCCCAGGGCGTATTCCTTGGCGGTGGACTTGAGCACGGTGACGTCGATCTCGGTGGTCTGGCCGCCCTGGAAGTTCGGGTCCTTGATGGTGATCGCCAGATCGGCGTAGGTCAGGCCAGCGGTGCCCAGGTCTTCGGTGGCCGTGGTGGACACTTCCAGCTGCGTGCCTTGGGTTTGAACGAATTGCGAAACAGTAGTACCTGCCATTGCAGACTCCAGAAAAAAGCCCGCCATGGGCGGGCAGCTGTGGCTACCCCGGGGTTCCGGCGCAACCATGAAAAAGGCCCCGTGGCGAATGCCACGAGGCCTGGTCAGCGTGTTGAGGATGAAATGTCGAAGCCGCGGCGCCCGCACGCTGCGCGATGCCGGCGCTGCACGGATGCTGAAAAGAAAAAACCCGCGGGCAAGCACGGGTTTCGTGTAGGCCAGCGGGTTTGTTTTCTTCGGGCGCAACTTGCCCCGACGACTGAATTATGCGCGGGCCTTGCAGGGGCTGCAAGCGTTTGCGCGATCAGCGTGTCGCACTTGCGGGGCGGTCACCAGCGAACGGCGGCGCAGCGCGGGCAACAGCGCAATCTTGGCCTCTTGGTAGGCGGCGTGCTGCTGTTCGGGTGTCATGCGCGGGTTGCTGAATACGCGTGCCCCCGCCGCCTTGTTGCCGGCGTGCACGCCGATGGCCGAGCGCTGCTGCCAGGGCAGTTCGTCGATGCACAGTTCGGTCTGCTCGCCGCGCGCGGCGGTCAGGCGTGCATCGATGTCTTCATCGTCGATGTAGGCGTCGTCCGGCATCATGCCGCGTGCAAAGGCCGATACTCGGCCCACGCCCAACTTGGGGCGGTAGCCGCGGCTCCAGTGGTACCACTCCATGATCAACGCTTCGACCTGGTCCGATTCTTCTCGCGTCATGCCCTGCCCCTTCTGAATGCTTGCGCGGACCGTGCCGTCCGCATTGCCCGCCGGCCGCGCGGCGATCGAGCGCACAATCGCGGCCCCCGCCTGCGATGCCGCCACTGCCCAGCCTTGCGGTGCCCGCAATGCCATGTTTGCTGCCTGATCCATATGCCGCTCCTTGCCGTTGAGTTCGTTGCCGGGGTGATTCGCCTGGGGGCTGTCCCGGGAGTGCGCCGCGCGGGCGCCTGGTGCGCGGACCGGCGGGATCGCCGATCGGAAAGGTTGTCGGGAGAAGTCTTCTGGTAGCGAAACGCTACCTACGCTTCCGTCTGATAACAGCACGCGTTTTGGGTAATTCATGCCTAGAATTCTACAAGTGTATAATCGCCTTTTCAACACTTGTTGTTGCACAACATTCCACAACTGTTTAGCGTCCGCACCATGGCTCTCGGAAAACAAATCAGGCGCTACCGCGCCGCGCTCGGTCTCACCCTGGAACAGCTGGAAGCCCGTACAGGCGTGGGCGTGGGCACTATCGCCGCGCTTGAAGGGCGCGATAGCGAACGCTCGAAATACGCGGCTCGGCTGGCCGCCGGATTGGGCTTGTCGCTGGAACAGCTGCTGGATGAAACCGCGCAGTACCCGCCCGACACCGTGCTGTCAGCGCCCGACGCGCGAGTGCGTCTGGACGACGGCATGGCCGACGACTTGCGCATCCCGCGTTTCGATACCGGTGGCGCCATGGGCGCCGGGGTCGAACTGCGCGACCAGCCCGGCGTCATCCAAAGCCTGCGCGTCAGCCAGGAATGGCTGCACAAGAACCTGCGGCATTACACGTCGGTGGGCAATCTGTGCGTGGTCACCGGTTTTGGCGACAGCATGCGGCCCATGTACAACCCCGGCGATCCGCTGCTGGTGGACCTGGGCGTGGCCAAGGCCGACATCGACGGCATCTATTTCTTTCGGGTGGGCAACGAAGGTTTTATCAAGCGGCTGCAACGCATTCCCAGCGCGCAGGGGTTGTTGATTCGCGCCAAATCCGAGAACACCAAGTACGACGCCTGGGACATCACCGAAGACATGGACCTGCAGATCTTCGGGCGCGTGCTGAAGGTGTGGCGCAGCGACGATTTCTGA